CACATTGTTTGCAGAAGTTCCAACAGTTTTTGTGGAAGCTGTTCCTAATCCTGTAATTTTAGTATTGGCAATAGAATTGACTGCTAGTGTAATTGTACCTGATGAAGTAATTGGTGAGTTTGCTACTGTAAATTCTGAAGAACCTGAGTCTGCTACTCCTACTGAAGTTACTGTTCCAACATTAGATGGAGTAATAACAGTATAAGTAATTGCAGTTGAGCCAACTGATCCTGTGTTATCAGTAGTGCATAAGAATATTTTATTATCATTTGTTGAACCTTGATTAACTACAACCATTCCACCAGAAAGTTCAGCAATACTATCATGTTCAGGATCTCTTGATGCAGCACCACTTGATACTGCTAAGTATAATCCATTTTCTGTAGCGTCTGTTTGATCTTTTAATAAAACTCTATCACCAGCAACAAGGGTAACACCATCAATAGAATCTCCTGCTTCTAAACCATTTGTTAAATTTACATTTGCTGTAGAAGCACATTCTGCAATTGTTCTAGTTCTTAGTCCTGCAACAGCTTGATCCACATAATTTTTAGTTGCTGCATCTGAACTAGCAGATGGAGATCCAAGTCCTGTTACAGCTCCACCAGATATTGAAACATTGTTTGCAGCTTGTGTTGCAATTGAACCTAATCCTAAAGAAGTTCTAGCAGTAGCACCAGACTCTGTTACAAAATTTGATCCATCTCCAACAATAAAATTACTGTCAGTTGGTGTTAGTCCAGCAATATCAGTTAATTGTGCATCACTAGTTTGTTTTGCATCTAACTGAGTTTGAATTGCAGATGTAACACCATCTAAATAACCAAGTTCAGTTGTTGTAACATCACTAACTTCTACTTTACCTGAACCATTAGATTGTAATGCTCTTGAAGCAGTTAAGTTAGATGATGCTATAGTTGATGCACCACCAGTTATTGTTGCTTGTTTTGAATCTATCTGTGTTTGTACTGCACTTGTAACCCCATCTAAATATCCTAATTCAGTATCGGTTACATCTGATACTGCAATCTTTTGTGAACCATTAGAAATAACAGCTCTGTTTGCAGTTAAACTTTCTGTGTCAATAGTAGTTGCAGATCCTGTAATAGTTGCTTGTTTAGCATCTAATTGAGTTTGGATAGCACTTGATACACCATTTAAATATTGAAATTCTGTATCTGAAATTGTTCCATCTGCAATTTTAGTTGCAGAAATTCCTGTAGGTATAGAGTCATTCGTTTTTGTAAGTATTGCAAGATAAACTGATAAAGTTTCATTTGCTAATGATCCACTATCCCATGTTACATTAACAGTTGTGTTTGTAGAAAAAGATGAACTTGAAATTGTTCCATATCTAAATGCAGCAGTAGTTCCTAAATAAACTTTTATTCTTCTACCTGCATGATATTCTGAAGTTACATTAGCACCATTAATAGTAAAAGCAGTTCCACTTACATAAGCTGCTGTGTAAGAACCTGAACCATCACCATACTCTACCCATTGTGCGTCATTGTAAAAATCTCTAGTGTTCTTCATCAATGCTCTGATTGCATTGTTTAGATTTGAAGGTAGCATTCCTTCCGCAGTAGAAATACCATTTAGTGAAGTGTTATCTGCTTGTGTTGTTGAATAATCTTTTATACCTGCCATTTAATCTCCTATAAACCATGAGAAAGCCTTGTCGCTTTCTTTGTTTCTATCATTTATTAATGTATTGATAGCTTCTTCAATTTGTCTTTGAAAAAATTCTTGTGTTTCAAAACTATATCTAACATTATCTATATCAGTTTTTTCCGTCATCTCAAACCAATTCTTGAAGCAATTACATCAACACCTTGAGCATGAGTCCAAACTGATCCAGATGGTGTTATTACTTTAATTTTAAAATACCTACCAGACTGTCTTACTGGATTATCTCCACTTGTAACCATTGTTGAAGATGTAGATTCGGTAGCTGTATCAGCTAATCGTTCTTTACTTTTGATAGTTACTGTAGATGTAGCATCCACAATCGGTCTGACATTGGTTATACTACTTCTATGTCCTGGAAACAACTCCATTTCTCTAGTTTCTATAGTACCTTCATTTTCAGTACCTGAGAATATAGCTGCTTTATAATTATTATCTATTGCACCCAAATATCTTTGTCCACCATTCCAAAAGTCAGTATCTAATGCAATATTAATATTATCTAAGTTTTCAGAAATAATATCCATTAATTCTACAGTATAAGCACCAACGAATTGTGAGAATATAGAACTAGCACTAGCATCTGCTGTACTCCATTTTTGAGTAGCATAATTATAAATAATTACTTTATCACAGATACCAGTAGTATTAGATGTATTACTAGCAGATGGATATAACCACATAGCTAATTGATTAAAAGGATCTACCGCTGCACAAATTCTATCTGTGTATGCTTTGTTTAAATCTAAATCAAAAAATCTATTTACTTTTTCTGCACCAATAGAAACTACTTGATCTCCATTTAATTCATAAAATCCATCATCAGCATAAAAGAAAACTCTACGATTATCTTGGCAAACAGTTCTACCTAATACTGCACCTCTATTTGGCGATATGACTGATAATCTAAATACTGTTGCACCACCAACATAGTCCATACGAACTATTTGGTTTTGTCTAAAAATATATGAAATCTCTC